CATGAAATAAAACTTTATTATAGTGATTATCCGTGTTTGATGAAGAAGGTGTTCCTACTGGTATTACTCCTCTTAATTTTAGTCTTCCTGGATTAAGTAGTATCATACCTAAGTCAGGATAAACTAATCCGTAACCAGGTATAGAGCCGTCATCATCTGCAGTATTTTCTCCTGCAGCTATTGTTCCACTTACAACATTATAAACACGTAATCCATCTTTAACATCTGCACTTACAGAAGTACTATTATCAATTAGTTTTGTAATGTTATTACCAGCAACTCCTTGATTTGTAGAGCCGTCGGTTGCGTCAGCACTTCCACTTAATACTAGTTCCCAGTTACCTGGATCTAGCTTCTCTTTTAATCTACCTCTTTGGATGTTTATTACATATATGTGATTTTCATTAGCTGAATTATCGAAAGTAAATGTTGTATCTCCTGGTGGTAATAATACATTAGCATACTGTGTATATGTTGCTTTTGTTGGGTAATCTGAATTTGAAAGTAGACTACCACTACCTTGCTTATGTCCATATGCTATAGCAAATTGCACTGCAGAGCCTGCAGCTGTTGAAGAACTATTATATACGTCCCAATAATATTTTCCTGCATTAGAACCGGTATTAGCTGATGATGTGTGGAATGTTGTTAATTTACCGGCACCATTTGACCATAATCCTGCGGTAACTTTTTCTTTTCTATTACCAATAACATCGTTACCTGGATCAAGTCTTGAGAATATTTTACCAGTAGTTGTTTTTTGAGCTAGTGAGTCTCTTTCTTTAACTATTTGACCAGCTAACTTTGTTGCTTCTCTTAGGATAGCTCCTCTAGCAGAATCTGCTGTGGATGGTAATCCATCAGCTTGTCTTTTTTCTTCTTTTAACTGATCTTGAATCGCTTGTATTTCTGCGAGTTCTTTTTCTATTTGCGCTTTAGTCTTTTTTAATGGCATTTGATATCCCTATATTCTATAAATCACCGCCAGATGTTGCAACCTCTTGTTTACTAACAGTAACCTGTACGGTAGCTCGTCCTCCTGTTTCGTTTCCAATGATTGTTAATGTTGCTGTTTTAGCTTCGATTGGTTGATTTTTTGCAACTATTCTAAAGCTAAATCCTACAGCTGTAATTGATTGAGCTGATTCATCATCTCCAACAAATGTTGGAACAGTTGCTCCTTGCATGAGTACACTTTTAACAGGTGTACCTACTTCAAGAAATGCTACATCTGAATTACTTAAAATAGCAGTATACCCTAATGTTGAATTTCCGCCTTCGAAGTTTGATGTATTTGGTCTTATTTCTACAGCATCACCACCCGCTATTAATGTTACTGTTGATTGTGGTACTGTAATAACTGGAATTCGTGTTGTATTCTTTCTTAAAGTCACAAGCTTAAATTTCATAGTTTGTGTTTCGTCAGGAATTGCTTCAATTAATGGCATATTGTCAATTGCAATACCATAATAATTGCTGCCCAGTGAATGAGCAGGATTCCATAAACTATAATCTATTTCATCATCTGCTAGTGCAAATTGTGTAATCTTAAAATCATCAGCTCCTTTAGCTAATATTTCACGACCTTTCTTTGTTAAGATCGCGTCTACTGTAATTGATGTGTTGTCTAAATATCCCATGTTTGTTCCCTTTGTATTCTTTCTCTTTAATAAATATGGTTAAACCCTAAAAAGTACTATTTTTTTATTGTATACTTAAGGTTCCTCCGAAACCTGCATCAGTACTTATGAGTACATTTGGATCTCCTAACGTATATGATACGACAGGTCCATTATCAGGAGTATTTAGACTATCAATATTGAAGTCTGCTCCATTTAATTGTGTTCCTATATACTTCAATCTATCTGCTCCTGATGTACCGCCTAGATTATAATCAGAAACTTCTGCATCTTTTAATGATTTACTATATGCATATAAGTTTACAGAGCCTCCGTCTTCATACGACTTACCTCTAGATGCACTAATAAGTGCATGTGCTTCTGTTCCGGTTGCGCTTTTGTAAAAATAAATATTTGTTTTTCTTATTTCTGATGGTCTTTGATTTTTAATAAATTGTAAACTACTTGATTGTTGCCAGTCTGGAGTATATGTTTTAATATATGTATGACCACCATCTTGACTTACTGCTTTATGTAGATATGTTTGTTTGTAAATAGCTCCGGTTGCTTTTCTTGTTACTGTTGCTGTTCCTCCCATATCAGATAATGGAGAAGCAACTTGATGTGATGTTACAGCTCCGATAAGTGTAATTAGTTTAATACTAGTACCTGTTTGTGGAGTTCCCCAAGGATGTTGAAGAGTACAATGTATTGCAGTAGTATTAGGTAGATGTTTTTTAGGTTGCGGCGTATATTGCTGTGGTGCTGCTGTAAACTGTTTTATGACAGAATTTAGATTTGGTTTAGGAGCTCCTGGAACCAGTTTAGGTACCGCTCCTACTTTACCTACAACTGTTTGTGGTTGTAGTGTAAATCCTAACTGAGGAACCTCTGGTTGTGCGCAATTAATCTTTGTTGGTGCTTTTGCTTTTGCAAAAGATGCAGCATTGAGCGCAATATTTTGAGTTTTAGTATCACCAGAAACACTTATGTTTCCTCTACTCGCTGCTTTAGATCGTTCAAGAAAATGTGGTTGTATTACTACTCCTAGATCTGCATTAGCACGTGCTGGTAAATATCTTTTTAATAATGTAAATAGCGACATATCATACAGCTTAAGTTCATTAAGATAGTCCATCTTGTTATTATCTTTACTATACTTCTTAAAATATTTTCTATTAAATACCTGTAAGTCTGAGTAGGTGTCTTCAAATGCTTGTTGAGCGTCTCCGATGTAGTTATCAAGTAATTGTCCACCAATATTTTCAAATATATCTGTATTTATTTGATCTGATGGTGAAAAGTAAATTCCTAGATTATTGCTATCTAAGGCGTATTTTTCACTGCTTGGCTTTTCAGCTCTTCCCTCTGCACTTAAGTGTCGTACTAATTTATTTTCTTCTGCTCGGATTTTATTACTGGTATAATTATTTGGTCCTAATTCTGGAGTATCTATATATACGCGTTCTTGTGAATAATTATATACTGGGGTATTCGGATAATTAATTGCAGTTCCTGATACTATAAATGACCTATTTGCATCCCAGTAATTAGCTGAATTTGCATGATTAGGGTGTACACTTGGTATATCTATAGAAGCAGAATTAGATCCTAATCTTGCGCTTCCAGACCAGTGATTTTTCTTTTCTGTTAGTTTTACTCTTAAGAGTAATTCATTAACTGTTTCAATACCAACATTAGATGCGTACATCTCAGGTGCTAATGTATGATTTTCATGAGTTTCATTATTTATAGGATTTGCATAATAGCGTAATTCTTGCATTGCACCATGGAATGATGTTCCAAACGCTCCGTGATTTTGAACTCCAAGATAACTCTTTCCTACACTACGTGTTACATATCCACCAAGATATGCTCGCTTTGTATGTTGTAGACTCCCTGACCATGAATTATTTATAGATGATGACATGTAACCATTATCTTGACCTTTTCCTGTTCCACTTGATGTTACTCGAAGACTACAAGATACTGTTTGATCAACTGTACCGTAATTAGCCCGCATAGCTGTTAGATCGTATTGGAATCTACTACTACTATGATAACTACTTCTAGCTTTTCTATTTAGAAGAATTGTCCACCAACCTTCACCTGCTTGTATACTACTATCTTTTTCGAATATTTTTGCTTTTCCTGTAGATACCGTTGTATATCCAGAACCTGCTTTTGGAGCTGAAGCCGCTATTCTAGAATGAGACATTACTAAACTGAAATGACCATATTCAGTAAAATTTTCTGGTTGGCCGTTTTCTTTTGGTGCGGTCGAATGGCTTCTATGTAATACTATACCCATTTCATTATTAACTTGCCATAATGATTGACTATATGCGCTGGTTAATGGATCAGGCCAACATCTAAATTCTACTGAATTAGGTGTTATTGCAGTTACAACATCTGATCCTCCAACATTATATCTGACTGCTCCTACTGGACCTATTGTATTTTTATGTGGGCCCCAAGATGTAGCTATAGAGTGACTAACAAAATTTAGACAATAAGTAAAGCGCTCTTCTTCATATCTCGTTGTTTGTTCTGTCTTTTTACTAGACCCGTATTCATAAATTGGTAAAATATGTTCTGGTATACCATAGCAATTAATTAGAGCTCTTGCTCCTACTCTTGTTCCTTTAGCTTTTAATAGGAGCGGAAGATTATTTACTAAACGTTTCCATACTTCAGTAGTCCGCTGTCTAGCTGTCATAGTCTGTATAGATGCTGTTGGTGAGTTTTGGTGTCGGAATCCATTTTCTGTCTTACCTAATTTATACTGCCATAATTCTTGATTTGGATCACCGTCAACAAGATTTATACCATATGATTTACCAATATGAAATACTGTGTCATCAGAAATACCTGTTTTATTTTCATAATTTGTATTATGGAATCGTGTATTTTGCAACGTGAAATATTTTGAATATGCCCATGGAACATCATGTGCTTGCCCGACTAAATCTAAAAATCTTAAATATGTTTCATTATCCGTTTCCCCGGTATCGTTTATAAATTGTGGTGTTGCTTTTCTTAAAAGATTATTATTTTGTTTATCAAATGCACTAGATGATGCAATAGCTGCGTTATACCATGTGTTTGCTTTTGAATGAGTTACATGTAGCAATTGATATTCAGGACCAGGCATAAATAAACTGTGAACTGCCCAATCAAATAATTCATCTACATTCCAATTTAAGTAATCGTCTGACCATCTATCGTTTTTATATGAACCGGATAGTTTTGGAAATGGTGTTATAACAGATCGAGACCAGTCTCGGTCATCTGATGTACGAGATCCTGATTCTGTTATATATTTACTTTGAGACCCACTTTCAAAATAAAGCCATTTTTCAAAATCATCAAATTGATTTATTAATTTAACTTTTTTGTCTACCCACTTCTTTTGATATTTTTTTACGTAAGAAGAGCCGTGTGATCCAGTATACTCATAAATAACTATATCTGATGCGCTGAAATTACCCATATCAAATTTTTGTGCAGCTCTATCATAGCTACCCATAAGTTTTAATTTATATACAAAGTTGTTTATTCGCTGTTCAGCTGAACCAAAATGAATATAATTTTCAAATATAGAGTAGTCGATATTTAATTTTACGCCATCTAAACTTGAACTATAGCTATTATATATTTCTTGTGTTACGTCAGAATCTTCACCTGTTAATTGATTATAGCTTCTAAAATCTGTTTGAAGTCGTGATGTTGTATCTAAACATAAATCAAAATTTGGTCCAAGAAGTCTTGAACTACGTAGAGCGGTTGGCGTATCTAAATGTACAGTATTGATAACTGGTTGTGTTGATTCTGCTACTAACCAGCATTGATGTGAATCTTCAACAAATGAAGGAAGTGGCTGATATAGTTTAAGTAATAACGTGTGAGGTACATCTGGATCTGGTGGAAATATGTCATCAATTAACCATGCACCGATAGTGTATATTCTATTATAACCAAAGTTAAGTTGCATTGATGTCCAGAGAGGGTTATTTGGTATAGCTGCATACTGAAATGGACCTTGTACTCCCGATGTATTTTTTAATCGCTGGAGCCTGCTGTAGAAATCTTCAAGTTCTGATCCTTCATTTATATCATCATCTTCAGGTACAGATGGTACTAATCTAATTTCCGTTCTGGATCTACTAATACCATGTATCTTAAACTTTGGACCTAAAGGTTTCCCAACTGCATCTCTGTGAAGATTGTGTACAGTTACAAATGCACCTTGATTGAATCCAACTTCTAATAAATCTTTATTAATATTGAGATCAACTTGAGGCATTCCTTCAGCATCAGTGCTAGTAGACCATCCTTCTATATTATGTTGTGAAAATAGTAATCGTTTATTTATATCATAAACGTGCATCTCAACACGATCAAAATCACTCTCTCCAAAAGCTGGATTTTGCATATACCCCCATTGCTGATCCATTATGCTCAGGTGATTAGGTAAATAAATTTGGGCACTAGACTGACCCGGTGTTGTATTTATTTGATCAAGGTTTGTATAATAATTAAAAGGCATTATAATCTTCCTATAAGTTCGGTAAATTTAGTATCTATTGATCTTAAATACTGATTGTATGTAAATGATTGACTTCGTAAACTTATAGTTAATTTAGGTCGATCTCCAGTCTTCATCATTATTAGCCCGTTATTATTTCTAGTTAATGGATCCTTTAACTGTTCAAGGTCTCCCATTATTATGACATCTTTTTCAGAATCTGACTTAATATCACTAGCTAAGGTTCCACCTACCTCGTTTCTAATATCCTTTTTATCTGCTGTAACGCTATCTTCTAATGAAAATACTATATCACTATCTTCTAGCGACGGTCTAACTATATTTTTAACTAATTGAAGATTAGCAGTTACGATTTCTCCATTAGGTAATGTTATTATACCACCCGGTTGTCCCGGATTCGGAAGATTTGTTTCTTTATCTATTTTTTGTTCCGTCATTTCAACTAGCTCTTTTGGTACTTCAAAAACCACTTGGCCGTGTGAATCTACGAATTGAGCTAAAACAGGTATCTCTAAAGGAGGTGGAGGTGGTGGAGTGTCTGGTTTAACAGGCTCTTCTTCATCTATTGGCTCATACTTACATGATCCATTATCCATATTTGCATCAGGATCGTAGTTTATTGCATCAGGATCTATACACCCAGGTCTAAATGCTTCAACTTGAATTTTTATTGTTGGTTCAAAACTAGCAGTAGCTGAAGCTTCTACTGTAATAATATTTTCATTAATGATTTCAATATTAATTTCTGGTGTTCTTATTATTTGTTCGCAATTTGATTGTGCTTCTAACACTAACTCAGTAGGTGTTATAGGTGCAGGTGGAACAACTATATCTTGTTTTGTATCAACCGGCTCTTTAACTGGTACCTGCTTTGTAATTATCTCGTCTACAACTTCTTCAGATTCTTTTATTATCTCATTAACTACTCTTGTAATAATAGATTCTGTTTTTGGGCTCGTTGGTTTTGGAGGGCGAGGTGGGATGCTTCTAACATATTCAGGATTAGGTCTTGAGATAATAACAGGAGATTCTCCTGGTGTCTCAGGATTAACAAACGGTTCATGAATTATTGGTGGTATATATGGAGCTGGACTACCATTCATTACTCTACCCGGTTGTACATACTGTACAGGAGCTACTGGGGGTAATACGGATGGAGGTGGTTGTGGTGGGTTGGAAGGAGCAACTGTTCTTCCTCCTATTGCCTGTGCTTGTTGTATAGGTGATTGACCTTGATTTGCAATCTGACGTGCACGATTTATCCCGCCTGCTCCTGCAGGAGATACTGGGGCATTATTTGTTGATCTATTACTTGCCATTATCTATTAACTTTGAAATAAAAATTTTCATCATATATAACGACTGATGAATCGGATTGAGTAACTTGAAAACACATTTTATAATACCGCTGTGGCATAAATGAATCCATGTTTAGTTTGAAATAATTACCATTTGTGTCACAGCTTAACTTGGTTCCTAAATTACTATATGGTACAACAAATTCATCTGTTAACGCATCTTTAATACCGTAATAAGATGAAGTTGGTAAAAATTTAATATTTTTATAATTTGATTGTGTTGCAAAAGCTTTTGTTGGGTATCTATCACGACCAAGTACTCTAATAGTAGGCTTTTCTTGTTGAGAATATTCGTGTCTTAAGTTTTTAAGATAAACTACACTCTGTTCTGATGTTAGCTCTGTTAGCCCTGTTGTTACAAATGATGAATCATCATACACAACTTCTAGTCTTGGTTGATAGACTGTGTTTGTTTCTCGTGAGAAAAATAATAATCTACCGTAATTTGTTGCATTTGTTTCTTGAGATCCTGATCGCATTATTATTAAACCATCGTTTGATCTACTACCAGTCATTAAATATTGAATAGCAGGTGATACATCCATTCTAACGTCGGCTGATTCATGATTAAAGGATTGAGATCCGTAATATGACGTATACCAGGTTCCTCCACCTGTTACGCTTGAGTAAATCATAGAAGAATTTGCTGCTAATGATTGTGATGTCCATGCTGTATCTTTTGATGCTACATGCTCAATTGCATCATGCTGCTTGTCTCTATATGTCCACGAAACTCCTCCGCGAGTGTATTTATTTGTTCTTGCTGGTTCTAGCTTTCTACCGACTCCAGTTGTCCATGATTGTGATACAGGATATGCTATTAGTCTATATGCAAGTGGTATCTCTTCAGCTGATGCTTGATATAAATTAAGGTAAAATTTTGGGCCCTTTATATCTCCAGCTGCACATGACGCACTTATACTATTAAGTGGAAAGTTAATTAAGATACGAGAGTTATATATTCCTACAGAAGATGATTGTTTTCCAATTTCTATAATTGAATCAATCCCGGTATTCATACTACCAGTTTTTTCATATATTGTTGCGTCAGCATCTGCATAAATTGATCTAATCATATTTTATCTCCTAAATCGATACGACACGACCTTTTATGTCTGAGTTTTTATATTTTACTTCAAATATACTAGGGTCAAGTGAAGGATATATAACTTGATTTCGTGTTGCTTGTTTAATATCATACAGGTTCCCTGAATAGCCTTCTTTATTATCATGGAAGTTAAAAACATCAATTTTTGCAATACTTTGAACACCCATTATAGATGCAAGTTCGGTATACATGTCTGCTAATATAATAGGCTGATTTATTTGCCATCTATCAATATGGAAAAATTCTTGTATACGTTTTATTGATTTTAACAATACTTCATTACTATTAAATCCGGGTAGTGTAATTATTTCAAAATCTATACCTATATTAATAATATATGCATTCTTAATTGTTATTGAATCTGTAAGTAATCTGTATGGTGCTAGGTAATTCTTTATGTTTTGTTTAGTTGCAGGATTTGTGCTAACTAATTGTTTATTTGCATTATATGATAGTACATATAAACTTACAGCAAATGGATTTTGTATTCTATTTACTCCTTGATACCCACCATGATTTAATCCTTCATCTTGTGTAGCGTAAACTTTTGCTATAGAGCCGTAGTGTGATGGCATAGTCATTGTTCGAATCATATAATCATCTTTACTAACAACTCGACCTTGTGCATTAAAAAACGCTAATGCATTATCTCTAATTTCATCTATAGTTTCTCCTCCTCTTCCTCCTTGAGCAGGTTCAGGATTAGTTGCGGCTACAGAATTTTTTGCATCTGTAAATAGTACTCTAGATAATCCAGCTCCATCACTAATATATTCGATTAAATCAATGTCTGTAATTTCGCCTGTAGATACATTATCTGATACGCCTTTTCCTATAGTGTATTCAACTGTAAGTGTAGTATTACTTGGTGCTTCACCATATGCTTTTGTATACATGAAATTAGATGGATCAATAAATTGATTATTCATTGGTGTAGCTGATGGTAAATTAGAACCAGCATTTTGTGGATTAGGTACAATTTCTTCGTCAGGTCTAGTAGTTACTCCTGAGCCGAATTCTAGTACCATCTTTCCATCTTCTCTAAATCGAGATATAAATCGTTTAGATGTTTTTTTAAGTTTTAATAAGTAAGGTGTTTGAGCGTTATATTCTGTTAATGATGGGTCATTATACTGACTATTTAATACTTGTTTGAATACTGTATCTTGTGCTAGATATGGTACCTCCGCCCAATCATTCCCTGCTGTATCAGTTACTTTATTTATTTCAATTATATTATTACGTGATAATGCAAGTTGTAAAAACGGTTGAGCTTGTCCTGCTGAAAACATCTGCTTTAGTGTATTTCCTGAGCGAAATGTTGCTCGTTTACGTAATAAGTAATATGTCGGCTCTCCAGTAGTATCATCAGTAGAATAGATTGATACATCTGTAGGGTTTGCGGATCCGGATATAGAAAAATCTATTGGTAGATCTCTTCGAAATGTTGTTCCGTTATTTGCTTTTACCTTCATACCACCTTTTATAGCAAGTGCATATCTCCAGTCCGGAGAGTTTGCCTCTCCTATTCCTATTGATGGTACTGTTTGATATATATCTACATCAACGTGAGCTGATATAGCTTGTTTTGGTTTATACCCGAGTGCCTGTGCTAGTGCAACTACATTCTTTCTTTCAGAGGCATATGGTAGTAGTGTTTCTTTGAATTGTTTATCTAAATAAAAGCTTAATACATCACCTACATAAGCTGTTGTTTCAAGGAACATCATACCTGGAGATGCTTCATTGAAGTTATTAAATGTTGTTGGATAATACGTTTTTGCAAAATCAATAAGATTTTTACGAATTGTTGGAAAATCCTTACCCGTATATTTTATATCTTTACTTATCTTTTTATTTACTGACTGTGCCATATCTTTCTTATATATTTCCTACGGATACACTACCATTTGATCCGAATTTGAAGGTTACTGTTGTAAATTTTGTAATGTCGTCTATTACACTAAATGTTAAACTTATGTTAATTTTATACTCGTCTGTATTTTCAATGGTATGTGATACGTTTATTTTATCTACATTAACAAACGGTAACCAATACTTAATTGTTTCTAATAATTCACTTCGTATTTCACCACGTAATGAATCTGTGTTAGGTTGAAATAAAAATCTTCGTAGATTAGTCCCAAAGGTAGGTTGCATAAATCTTTCACCTTTATGTGTTAGTAAAAGATTTATTATATTAGTTTTAGCTTGTTCGAGTGTAGTATATACTAACTTGAAATTTGATCTACCAGAACCAAAAGGTAGTGCTATTCCCGTTGCTATATCATCTCTTCCATTGAATGCTTTCATTATTACTTCTTAAATTTTTTTACTAATTCACTATAATCACGTGTTAAAGCTTTTGCTACTGATGCATCTACTTGAACACCTTGATTAGACACTCCGCGCGTATCTACTTTTGGTACCATTTCTTCTAATGTTGGTGTTCCGCTAGATTTCATATCTCCGTACCCCATTTTTGCAGCTAAAGAGTTTCTATCAAACGTGTGTGCATCTTTAGATGTAAGTTGTTTATCCATAGTAGGATACTCTCCTGTTTCTTGTGATAATCTAGATGCATTTCCTGCTGATAATTCAACAGCCGTCTCATTAAGAATATTATTTAACATCTTATTCTTTGTATATTTTACTTGTTTCTTTGGTTTTCTTGCTCTACGCTCTATACTATCTTGTAGCCCTAGTGCGTGCTGCAATCCAGACTTAAATTCTTTTACTGGAACTGATTTTGTTTTCTGTTCGTTTAATACTGTTCGAACTTCTTTTCGAACTTCTTCACGAACAATTTTTCTTATAACTTGTGCTAATTTGTTTGTTGACATGGTTTCTCCTCTGAATATACTTTATCATATATAAATATAACTATTTCTAAATTATTGGTTAAAAAAAGACTAGGATACTCCCATCCAAGGTACAGGTGGTTGAGGTATTAAGGGTGGTGGCATTGGCCCTGGCATCATTCCAAAATATAATCCATTGATCATCGACATGTGCTTTATAAACCCACCTACTAATATACCGGCTACTGCTGAGCAGCTGTTTGAATGAAATGCATCATTTATATCTGAAGCTAATCCTGGTATTGCGCCCATTCCTGGATCTAGTTGTTTACAATCAGTGGGTCCTCCTGTTAAAGGTACTACAGCAGCTCCGTGCCCAGTTGCTGGCATTGCCATGTATGTAACTGCGGCCCAGGCATTTACTGTACCTGCGGCTGCTGACATCCATACAGGTGTGCCTATATCAACACCTTCAGGAGGTGCACCTGCTGCTGCCATTTGTTGATTAAATGAAGCTTCGAAGCCTGATTGCATAGTAGATTTTACGAATCCACTAGCGACCAGATTACCAGGAACAGTTACTGCAGCTGTAGCTATTGCTTTTTCATACTCGTCAGCGATTTTCTTTGCTGTTTGTGATCCATCTGTGGTGTCTTCTCCACCTTCTGAGTTTCCGCAAAGCCATTGAGTTACTGCTGCTTGAAACGGTGGCCATACTGCTGGCATAACTTTTTCTCCTTACGGTTGTCCAAATACTGTTGTACTGTATTGATCTGGTATTTTAGATTTTAATGTAGCTAAATCAGATTGTTGTGATGCATATTGTGGGGCTTGTATAGGTGGGCCTGATGGTCCAACGGGTGTTGGATGTATTTCAGATTGTAGTGTTGTTAGCATTGCATCTATAATATCGCATAGAGTTGCTTTCCACGTATCATCTTCATCACCTAATACAAATGGGTGCCCAGCTGTACTTCCAACAGTTGGAGATCCACCCTGTGCTGAGTCTTGCTCTACACCTATATAAATTAACGGGCATTCTAGCTCAAATTTTTCTGTTGCATTGAGATATACTGATGGTGTATCAACTAAGAATTCACTT